GGTGGATGGGAATACAGCGGTGGTGCTGGCAAATCAGGGCAAGTTTTTGGAAGCAAAAACACAATCTTTGAAAGATGAACTTCTCAGGGGCACCCTTCCCCCAGCTGCGGGAGGCTCCGGTCCCGGTACCATCGACTATGCACGTGCAAAGGCTGACGCCATGCAAGCCGGTGATGATCTGGAGTACTTGCGCTTATGCCGAGTTGAAGCAGAGGGTATGCTTCATCCGTAAAAGCTACACATCATTATACACATACACACAGTAGGAGGTCATAGTTATGATCGAGAATCATATTGCATCGGGCCAACCCATATTGTATGCCGGTCCTCTCTTGTTCCGCTCCGGCCGTACCGACACGCCTTTCTCCTCCATGGTTGGAGGGCGCAGAAGATCTACGAATAGTGAGATCTTCATAATTGGCCAAACAGCACCAGCACCACGCCCAACAGATAGCGTGGTATCTGAAGCCGGTTCCCTTCTTGCCCCTGGATTCACGCCAAAGGGCAGAGCGCAAACAACAAATGTTACCGAGATTCATACAAAATCCATCGGTATCACGAATTACTCTACAGGTAACCGTGGAATGCTGAGCGGTCCGAATTTGGCTGGCCAAACCGGAAATCCTGCAAGCGAGCTGGATTATCAAACCCGTGAAGTGTTCCTGGAGCTGGCTCAGGACTTGGAATACAACTTCATCAATGGATCCTACCAATACCGCAACGGAGATAACACCATCCCGAACAAAACTCGTGGTATTGTAGAAGCCATTACAACAAATGTCATGGACCTTAAAGGCAATGAATTGTCCTGGAACCATCTCAACGAAATGCTGATCTCCATTGCTGACAATGGCGGCAGCACTTATGGCTTGGTGCTTGGCTGCAACACCGTAACAGCTACGCAGCTTGCGGTAGAAGCCAAGAGTGAGCGATTCGAAGTCATTACCGGCGTGGATTCCATCAACGGCATTGCCGTGACAGATATCCGCACGATTAAAGGGGTCATTCGCCTTGTAGAGCTCCGCTATTTGCCGGAGGGAACAGCGCTGATCCTGAATATCGGTGCCATCGGGCTTGTAGAGCAGCCTGACAATCACGGCAACTGGTATATGCTGCCGCTTGGCAAAGTCGGCGGTGGAGAGCGCTGGCACATCCAGGGTGCCGTTGGCCTTGACCACGGCATTGAAGAAATGCACGGAAAAATCACCGGCATTGCGACTGGCTATACTCCGTTCAAAGGCTCCAAGGTATTCATTGCGAATAACCCGGTACCGACAACTGAAGTTGTCCCTTCCCTCTCCGGAGCGAGCCTTGCTTCAGCTCAGGTTGGTGTAGCGACTGACGCTCTGACTGTTGATTACGCAGGAGTCCCTACTTCTGATCCTACATTGACATATCAATGGCAAGTAGGTAAATCAACAATCGGTATCTTCAATGACATTGAGGGAGCTACAGAAGCCACATACACACCGACTGAAGAACAGGAAGGTATGTATATCCGCTGTGAAATCACGGCATCCGGAACAGCTGAGGGCTCTGTCAAGAGTAATAGCCGCAAGGTCGCAGCTGCGGAATAAGGGAGTGAAAAAGGATGTCCCAATTGGATATGATGAAGCTCTGGCTGCCTGATATGGCAGACCAGACCTCCCTTCTGGAGTCCGCTTTGGAGCGTGCCAAGCTGGGCATCCTGGAGCTCCGCTTCCCTTTTGGGTACCCGGAAGGGCAGGAATTGGAGCCCCAATATCTCGGCCTTCAGGTGGAATGGGCAATTGAGCTCATAACCAAAATGGGCATGGAGGGTGAAACCACACACACGGAGCAGGGTACGACTCGTACCTTTGAATCTGCCGGCATTTCCAAAAGCCTTATGCGCCGTGTGGTGCCCATGGCCGTAACGGTCGGAGGGGATTCGGAATGAGAGACTGCTTCCGAAACCAGCGTGCTTTTTGGTATTCCCTTTACCTCCGAAAAGACCCTGTTTATAAAGAGGGTCTTGCGGATCCGTCCGGCAATCCCATCGAAACCGGGCAATATCAAGAGGTCTATTCGGAGCCTGTTTCCATCCGGGCACATATCACGGCTGCGACCGGACCCTCTGATATAGAGGCTTTCGGCTCTTCAGTCCAGTATGACCGTGTAATTTGCACCGTAAATCGGTTGGGTTTAACAGAGCAATCCCGGCTCTGGATCGAACGCTCCCCAGCTGATGGAGGGCCAGATTACCGGGTAATTCGAGTGGCAGAAGGGTTGAATCAGAATCTCTATGCCATTGAAAGGATTGTTTGATATGCCCCGCATACATTTCCGGCTATCCGTTTCGGATCTTAACCGGGCTATCAAGGAATTGGGAGACCGCAAAAAATGGTACCAGGCAAAGTGTGATGAAGTGGCTCTCCGGCTGGCACAAATCGGGGTACATCTTGCCCGGCTGAAGATAGCGGAATATGACGCCATCGACACCGGCAAGCTGATCTCCAGCGTAACCGCTCCCCAGCAAGTCCGGCCGGGAGTCTATCGTTTCACTTGTTATGCCGACAATGGCCATGGCCATAACTATGCAATCGATGTCGAATACGGTACCGGCATCATCGGAAACGACCATCCCCATCCCAATGCTGATGCTTCCCGGTATGCCCGGGGAGAGAAGATCTTTCAGCGTGAGGATGGAGAGATTGGTTGGTTTTATCCGAAGAACGGCAAGAGATATTGGACTCAGGGCCAGCCGGCCCGGCCGTTCTGGCATGACACCGCCCAGGAATTACCGCTATATATCCGGGCAGCTATCAATCAAGCATTTGGGTGGGATTAACTATGCAGGATTACGAAGCATATCTATTTACAGGCGTCAAACGTGCTGTAGGCTGTGAGTGTGGGACAATCGAAAGCGATTCGCCCCCTACCCTCCCCTACGTCGCCTTTGAGATGCTAAGTAACCCTGTTGCTGTGAAGTACCTGGACAGTTCCCCACTGCCGTCCCTGTACGCTCCCAGCTTCCGGGTAACTGCATACACCCAAGGCAACGATAAGGAAGCTGCCAAAGCGCTCCTGGCGTCTGCTGATACCTTCCTAGCGTCTGTGGGGCTCATACGTACCTTTGGCCCCCAGCGTGTGACATCGAGCAATAGCAACATCTTAAAGATGCTGTCACTCTATGACGGCAACCTGATTAGCACTACCGGAAAAGTCTATACGGAATAGTGCCATAGTGCCACCTCGTTTTCGGGGTGGCATTTTATTTTACTTTTGGGAGTGATGAGAATGGCTGCAACAGATATCAATGCTATTGCCATGCTGACAAATAAGACTTTCCTTCTTCACGGTACCGCTGATGAAGGCGGCGAAATGACATTTACAAAATTCGTGGACATTACCAAGTACCCGCAGCTGGGCGGGGAACCGGAGCAAGTAGAGGTAACCACCCTTTCCGACACGAAAAAGCGCTACATTTCCGGTCTGGAGGACACGCAGAAGATGGAATTCGGCGCCAACTATACGGTTGCTGCCTACAAGAAGGTTTATGACCTTCAGATTGCCGGCACGGTGGAAAAATGGCGCCTGGCTTTCGGTGACGAAGAGGGCTCAGATGGCCTTTGGGAATGGGAAGGCCGTATCAATGCCTTTATCTCTGAAGGTGAATCCGGCGCCGCACGTGCATTTACCTTCACCATTTCCGATGAGGGCGAAGAGCCATTGCGCCTTGTAGATCCAACGGAGGGAGCTTAATCCATGAGCAAAATTAAAATCAATCAGAAAACCTATGATGTTCCGGATCTGACCTTTCGCCATCTACCTATGATGGAGAAATCCGGTCTTTCCGTATTCCAGCTCGCCGGTGGAGATTACCTATTCACCACGGCGCAAGTATTCACCAGCATTGTTGTTGGCTGCAATTTGGACGAAGCAGACCGACTCCTGGAACAGCACATTTTGGGCGGTGGAGAGTTTGCTTCCATCTTCTCTGCTTTCAGAAAAGCCTTGGAAGATTCCGCTTTTTTTACAAAGCTCCTGGAGAGTCTGAGCCAGACGGAGGAACAGAAGTAAGCACCTTTACGGAGCTGATCTTCTCTTCCTTTCTGCCCCAGGCGCTTGCCCTTTCCGTTCCATATGAAACTTTTTGGGACCTGAATCCACGGACGCTTCAGCCGTTCGTGGATGCCTACCAAATGAAGCTGAAGCATGAACTGGAGGCAGAGCGCACCAAAATAGATCTCCTGGCATGGCAAATCGGGGTTTACACCCGTCATGCCGTAGGAAGTCTATTCGATTCCCGGACGAAATATCCGGCCGAACCGCTGACGATCACAGCCGACCGGGAGCGAAATATGACCGGTGCGGACCACGCTGCGAGGTTTGCTGCCTGGGCAGCGCAGCACGCAGCTGGGCGAAAAGCTACACATAAACATCAATATACACACAAAAGCAGAGGTGAAGGCCATGAATCCAAATGAAACGCTGGAAATGCAAGTCGTTTCGGATGCTGACGAAGCCCTGCGAGAGCTGGATGAGCTGAAGAACAAGCTGGAAGCGGTCAAAAAAGCCCTGGGCACCGGGGATAAAAATGCGGCTATGTCCAGCTCTATCAAGGAAAGTTTGCGCCTTCTGAGGCAATCGGAAGCACAAGTCAACCGGCTCCAACAGAAATTAAAGGGTGCAATGTCTGTAAAGGCAGACTCTTCCTCCGTGAAACGCCTTAGCGGAGAGCTGGAGGAAGCCACCCGGCAGCTCCGGGCCTACATGGATATCGCAGCCGATAAGGTGGACGCTGCCAACATCACCGGCAAGGACATTCCTGCCCCTACCGTAACAGATCCACCGGAATTCACTATTGAGCCAGCGGAAGCGGAAGAAATTGTGGTGCCGGTGACCTATGAAGAGTCAGAGGATTTTGAGCCGGCAGAATTGCCGAGGGTTGCCCCGGAAGTGGACCTGGATAAAGTCCGGGCCGACAACGAACGGGCAGCAGCAGAAATCCAAAAAATATGGGACGGCGAGCAAGTGGACATTCGGATCCACACCACCGCTGACCTTTCAGAAGCACAAAAAGAGGTTGCCCGGCTGGAGAAGGCTATCACCCGGAACAAAAACAATATCATCAAGTACCAGGTTTCCGGTGATACAAAAGCCCTCGCCCGGGAAGAGCGCAAGTTAGCAGCCAACCGGGCCGCTCTGGCGCAATTCGAGGCAGCCGTGCAATCTGCTGACGGTGCCT